GACGATGCGACGAAGGCTTCATCAAATCCCGGCGAGCCATCGCCACACCCTCCTCAAACGACCGCTGATTCATCTGAGCCATCTCAGAATCCTCTTGACGCTGATACACGCGAGCCAACGCATAATACGCCAACAACACATGCATCAACGGGTCCATATCAATCTCAGTCGCCGTGTTCGTCAACCATGTGTACGAAGGATTACGGTACGCACGAATCGTCAACGGATACACAACATCAGGCTTCGGATACAGATGAATCTGCCCATCCCAAACAGCCCAAAAGTACGGGCGGCTGGCAACATCCGTGTTGCCCAGCCAAATCTCCTCAGCATCATCATACGAAATCAACGTAAACCGATTACCGGACGTTGACGTATCAACAATCGAAATAATCTCTTTAATGTCACCGATATTGGCAATTGTGTACGCACGCTGACTAGCAACCGTGCTCAACGAATACGTCTCCTGGTACCACGGCCAGCGACGCTCCAACACCAAAATCCGCTGAAACGCTTCCTTGATGAAAGTGTCCAGCAGACTGTTGGGCAGGTCAATGGTGTCCAGGTCCGAGATGTCGCGGACCATCTGGCGAACGTCAGCAAGATTCATCCGTCAGACTCCTTCATCATCTGACGCAAATGACCGATACAAAAATCGGTTCCCTTAGCCTTCGGACCCTCACAGGTGTCATTGTCCGCTAAACAGCGGTTGCGTCCAATGTACGGTCCGGACGGGGGTGCAGCCTTGGAGCCACGGGAATGCGCCAAAGACGCATTCTCCGTGGCAGGTCTACCGTAAAGGGCGTATGCAGGGACAGAATTGCTCATCATCTAAAACCCTTTTCGTAACCTGTAAATTCAGGGGTTGGTCCAGCGGAAGGGAAGGGGTGCACTGAACCAACCCCCAAAACTATTCTTACTTACCCTTCTTGTTCTTCTTGCTGTCAGCACGCTCAATGCGCTTTGCTTTGCTGGAAGTTGCCGCCATTCGCCCTTGGGCAAATTGTTTTCTCATTTGCTTCTCAAACAAGCGTCCTTCATTCCTGCGCTGTCGAGCCCTTTCGGGCCCATATGTCTTGTTCTGATAAAGAATCCCTTGTTCAATTTCATTTTCGTTTTTCTTAATGCTGATTGGCACAAATCCCTTCTTGCCCATGTAATACCAACCACTTCCTCGGGTGGCAACGGGTTGCGTCGGTGGTGTACGACGACCACCCCCAACCTTCTTGCCGGCAGCCTTCTTGGCAACAGCCTTCTTACGTGCAGCCATCTCTAGTACATACCTTTCTTCGGCTTCATAACCTTCACCTTTGCACCAGTAACCTTCTTCTTCGGCGGATACTTAGACGGCTGCATCGAAGACTTCGCTGCACCCTTCGCCTTAGCGGCGTTATCCAACTGACGATACTTCATCGGCATGTGTAAGCCATCCTTTCATAACGGCATCAGGCAGGGGGCTTGCGCCCCCCGCCATCAACCAATCGGTATTACTTCTTGTAGATGCTGACAGTATCAGCGGCGGTGAAAACACCGACGAACGAGGACGAAGTAGCAGCCTCAACAACTGCATCTCCAACCAGCGTCACTCCGCTTGCACCAGCGGTCAGCGTGATGGCATGGGTGGCACCCGCCAGGTTCACAACCGTGAACTCAAACGACGTACCAACCACTTCATCCGTGACAGCGGCACCCAACTGGGCACCAGTCGGCGTCGTCAACGCACGACCAGCAGTCGGAGTCATCGTGTAGATGACCGGACCGCCAGCGAGCAGCGTTGCCGCAGACTGGGTGGTTGCTTCATCGGCGGCAGCAACAACAGTTGCCTTCTCCTTAGCAGCAGCCCACGCCTCAATACGGGTACGGGTAATTGCACCATCTGTGCTATTAGCCTTCAACGGCATGATATATCTCCTTTGTTCCTAGTAGGGTCAGGCGGTCTGAGCCGTCAGTTTGCCCTGCTTGGCAGCGTTACGGCACGTGAGGTTGCCGTAGCACATGATGAGCGCGTAACGCGCATCCACGTCCTCAGGCTTCACGAAGTCCGTCTGGGCGAACCACTTGTTGCTATGACCAACCAGGGTCAGGTACTTGCTGTTGAGAACGTACATGACACCGCTGTCGCAGTGGACGTCGTACACAACAGGGGCAGCCTTGAACAGCAGGTTCTGGAATCCAGCATCCGCCGTCTTGGTGTCCGTGTAACGCAGGTTCGGCTGGAGCAGCGCCTCATACTTCTCAAACAGGGTCTGAGTCGTAAGAACCATGTCCGGGTGGTCGTTACCAACCGAAACGCTGTTGTAGGCCGTCGCCATCTTGGCGAGCGTGAGAGCACCGGCGCTGTTGTTCTCGTACGAACGCCACCAGGCGTTTGCCGAGTCCGTACGGTCGATGCCACCAACGGTTCCCGAAGCCTCAACGAGGTTTGCGAGACCGTTCCAGTCCTTGCCACCGTTGCCGGTGCCGTCTGCAAAGAACATGATGTTGAACGATTCACGCATCGACTCTTCAGCCTGCATAATCTTCGCTTCAAGCAGGTTGATAACTTCCTGCTCGCCATTGTTCTTCGCCTCTTCGATTCCCGAAATCGAGATGGACGCAGCGAACTGCTTCCACTCGTACTCGGCAGCCGAAATGCCTTCCTGCGGGGTCAGCGACAGCGAATCATATCCGCTGTACGAACCCACAGTGCTGTTCGTTCCGTAGATGAGCGGCTCAACAATCTTGGTGCCACCATTGAGCATACGGATGCGACCACGGTCCATGAGGAAGTAGGTCAACGGACGTGCAGTGAACACGTTGTCCGTAAGTTGCGAACGGTAGTTGGCAAGCGTTGTTGAAAGCAGCGCATCAAAGTTGCTGTTACCAGCCATTTGAATTACTCCTTAGTTGTTGAAATGTGCTCAGCCTTCAAGTTGCCGTTTGGCAGTCTCAAAAGCGTCGCGGATGGATTTGATGGGTTTCGAAGACACATCCGCAGACTTTGCACTAGCACCCTTGGAAACCACAGTTGCCCCACGCTTGGACTCAACAATCTTCTGCTGCTCCTGGGCGTTCTTTTCAGAAACCTTGGAAACAACTTTAGACTTATCGTACAAACGGTCAAAAGCAATCTGCTTGTAAACCGCTTCCAGGTCGGCGTTGCCAGTCGCTAACGCTTTGGCAACAACCTCACTAGCATCAAAATCTTCGCCGTATCTCTGCGACAGAGACTCAATCTTGTTCTCCAATTCACGCATCGCCTTCTCCTGTTCAAATGCCTGAATCCGGGATTCAAGTTGTCGATACTGCTTCTCCACAGGGTCCACATACAGTTCCTCATCCTCTGAGGATTGCTGCATGTTCACACCGTAGTGTTCTTGAAGCAGTTGCAAAGTGCTGTTCGGGTCGTTCTGCAAAGCCTCTTGCAAAGCGGCAGCGAACTGCACCTGTCTCCGTTGCTCAGCCAACTCCTGCGTCTTGCGGGTATAGTCCGCTTGACGCTGGTAGCCGTTGAGCGCCTCAGAAAGCGGAACCTCGATTTCCTCGCCGTCAACAGTTAACTTGACGGGCTTGTCAGCGTATTCGTCCCAGGCGAAATACTCTCGCGGTTCACTATCTGAAGTATCACCAGTTTCCGCGCCTGACTCGACTTGCCCCTCCAGGGGTGTCTCGTCCACGTTTTCAACGGTGTTATCTACATCTGTCATAGAGTCCTCCTTCAGCGGTTGCTCTACCACATGTGTAAATCGTTACATAATCTGTTCGTTCGGCAACTGGGTAGCAGGCAAAGGTGCCCCAGAAGCCAGCAACTGATTCAAAATCTCAGGCGGAATATTGGACGGCATCGCCAAACCACCAGTCGGCGGCTGCTCGGCAGCCCCCATACCAGGGGTCATACCCGGCATCCCACCAGGCATGCCACCGGGCATGCCACCAGGCATGCCACCACCCATCTCCGGCATCTGGGGAGCCTGCTGAATAAACCCTTCAGCCTGCTTTACGCCAAAACCGTACTGGAGAACATACAAAGCCAAACGACCCATATCCACCATGCCTGTAGCAGCAAACGGAGCCATCG